TTGCAAAGGGTTGAGCTCATTGCGCACGAATACTTTACTTGCCTTTTCCACATCTCCAAATCCGCCGGTGTTGTTCGGAATAATCCCCATCATCTGCGGCGGCACACGGTGCGCGGCCATCATGTCATCCCGTGACACGTTCTTTATATTCAGAAACTCATCCTTTGCCGCCACCTCTGACAGCGGGATTATTTGAATCCCGTCTTTCTTCCCGCTCGGCGAGTACATAAACAGGTTACGGAAGTTACCCGGCCCTTTCGCGCTTCGCATCGCCTTGCGCATGCTGTCCACATCCTCCTGGCTCTGCGCCGGATCGGTTACGTACATGATAAACCCGGCATGGCTGCCGTTAAGGTAATACTTCCGGCGGAACAGGGTGGCCGACTCGTTCAACAGAGTGGAAGGAATGGCGGACAGGTATTCCGGCAGGCCGTAAATCTCCTGGTTTAAATCCGGCTCCATCAGGTGAAAAACGCTGCCTGGCGTGAACTGGTAGGGCTGCGTGGTCAGGCCATATTGCACAAACCAGTAGGTGTCTAAATCGGTGCCGCGCCGGGTATATTTTGCCAGCGCAGGCTCCAGCGACAACAGACCGCCGAGACGATTGGTACGCTTCTCCAGATAGGCATTACCAAACACCAGATAATCCTGCACGAAGCGGCTGAAAGCCTGCTGACTGAGTAGCGGATGCGGGATAAAGGTGCTGGTCAGAATGTTGCGCTTTACGTTAATCGGTGAGCTGTGATGCACGGCGGCGCGGAACGTGCGCGCCAGCCCGTCAAAACTCACCGGCGGTTCATACCAGCGGTCCATCACCACGCATTCCACGTAGTCCAGCAGTTCGCGGCGATCGAGAACCGGCACCGGGTCGCCAAAGGTGAACGCTTCTGCCGCCGGTGCGCCGGTCATGTTTTCCGGCTGGCTGACCGGCTGCGTGCGGGCGCGGCTTTTTTGTTTGCTCATTTAACAGATCTCCATAATGTTGCGGGTGTGGGCCGCTTCGCCCTGCAGGGGTTCGTTTGCCAGCGCGTGCATGGTCGCCCAGGCGAGGTCCGCATGGCTGGCTTCTTCGCTGCGGCTGGCTTCATAGGTGGGACGGTTACCGCTGGCCGTGACGGCTTTGCGGATCGCCATGAATGACTGCGCGATGTCGAGGTGCCCGGCGTCAAACTCCAGCCGCTGATGACTGATAATGTCGTACGCCTTCAGCACCAGGGCGTTCTTCACGTTGGGGTTGTAGACAAACTCCTTCACCGCCGGGAAAAACATCTTCACGTTTTCATAAACGCCCAGGCCGACGCCGGTGGAGTCGATGCCGATATAGGTCACGTTGTACTGCAGCGTCAGCTTCCTGATAGCCTCTGCCTGAGCGCGGAAGTCCATGCCGCGCCACTGGTGGCGCTCCAGAATGCGGAACTTGCCGCCCGGCACGGAAGGCGGGGCGATCACCACGCACCCGGCGCTGTCGCCGTTCTGCGTGCCTTTCGCCGGGTCGTAGCCTATCCAGACCTCCCGGAAGCCGAACGGGCGCAGTGCGAGCGCCTCAAAATCGGTCCAGACCTCCCAGCTGTCCACCATGCACGCCTGCAGCAGCGTGAGCGGGAACACGGACGCCAGGTCGTCCACAAACTCACACATCAGCAGGTTCTGGTATTCCGGCGGGCTGTACTCCAGGCGCAGCTGGTCAAGGTCAAACAGGTTACAGCCGCCGCGCACCGCATCCTCCACGGTGACAATCTGGCGGAACTGGCCGTCATCGCAGAAGCGGCCCGGCGACAGGTTCGGGTGCGTCAGGTCAATGTCCACGCGATCCGCTTTGGCACGGCCCCGGTTGAACAGGGCGCCGGACCAGAACGGATAGGCGCTGTGGGTCAGGCTGGACGGCGTGGAAAAGTAGGTCTGCCGCCATTTTTTGTGCAGCGCCATGCCGGACGCCACCTTGCGCAGTTCCTGAAATTTCGGTATCCAGAAATATTCATCCAGATACAGGTTGCCGTGGTAGCTCTGCGCGGTGCGGGCGTTGGTGCCCAGAAAATACAGGCACGCGCCGTTGCTCAGCGTCATCGGGTCGCCTTTCAGTTCCACGTCCACTTCTTTGGCAAACTCAATGATGTACTGTTTGAATACGTGTGCCTGCGCCTTACTGGCCGACAGGAAAATCTGGTTGCGCCCGGTGGTCAGCGCATCAATCAGCGCCTCGCGGGCAAAGTAGAAGGTGGCGCCAATCTGGCGCGACTTCAGCACATTGCGGATACGGTGTTTATTACCGGCCTCCCACCACTGGCGCTGATAGCCGAACATCGAGCCGTGAAAAATCTCCTGCAGCTTCTCGATCTGTTCGTCTGAAAACACATTCTTCTCCGGCGGTTTACGCGGTCCGCTGTTGCGGTTCGCCACCTTCGGGTTAAGGTCCGCTTCGTTCCCGCCGTTGCTGAATTTGCCGATGCGGGCATGGCGCTCGGACTGGCGCGCCAGCAGGTCAATTTCCTTGAAGTCTTTCCCTTCTTTTTGCTCTTTCATGATGAGCTGGCAGTAACGCGCAGCGGTGGTGAGCTGCATCTGGTCAAGCGGGCCATAGTCGCCCCACTTGTCGCGCTTCTTCCAGCTGTGAACGGTCGCAGGCTTCTCTCCCAGCATTTCAGCAATGCGGGCGATACGGTATCCCTGAAAGTACAGGAGCATGGCCTGCCTGCGGGGATCGAGGTCGTCGGGCGTCATTATCGTGGTCATGGGCACAAAATACGGCCCCGCCGTCTGCTTTTCTGCCGCCGTGCTTTGTGTGGTTTTTCACACAATGTTCCCGCGTTGTTTCAGGCACCCTTCCGCCGCAAACATAGGGCCTCACGAGATTTTCCTCAACGGAGCCTGACCTATGGCAGTGAAAGCAAAGCGTTTCCGGATCGGGGTGGAAGGTGCCACCACGGACGGACGCGAAATCCAGCGCGACTGGCTGGAAGAGATGGCGGCGAACTATGACCCGAAGGTCTACACAGCCGTGATCAACATGGAACACATCAAAGGCTATACGCCTGACAGCCCGTTCCGCCGCTTTGGCGTGGTGGATGCGCTGGACACGGAAGAAATTCAGGGTGGTCTGCTGGACGGCAAGCTGGGGCTGTTTGCCACCATTTCCCCAACCGACGAGCTGGTCACCATTACCGGGAAAATGCAGAAGCTGTTTACCTCAATGGAAGTCGCGCCGAAGTTTGCCGACACCGGCAAAGCCTACCTGATTGGCCTGGCGGTGACCGACGACCCGGCGAGCCTCGGCACCGAAATGCTGGCCTTCAGCGCCAGCGCCGCGCAGAACCCGCTGGCGAACCGCAAAAAGCACCCGGATAACCTGTTTACTGCCGCCACCGAAACCGTCATCGAGCTGGAAGAGGTGCCGGACGACAAGCCGGGCCTGTTTGCCAGCGTCACCGCGTTGTTCCGTAAAAAGCAGCAGTCCGACGATGCGCGCTTTTCGGACGTGCATCAGGCGGTGGAGCTGATTGCCACTGAACACCAGGACTACAGCGCCCGCACCGATGCCGCCCTGCAGGAGCAGGCAGCACGCACCGGCGAGCTGGAAGCCGAACTGAATGAATACAAAGCCGCGTTTGATGCGTTGCAGGAACAGCTGAGCCGTCAGGACAGCCGCAACGATTATCGCCAGCGCGCACCGGGCGGCGACGCACCGGCAGGCACCCTGACCAATTGCTGATGGAGCAACAGACCCAATGAAAAAGAATACCCGCTTTGCCTTTAACGCCTACCTGCAGCAGCTGGCCCGCCTGAACGGCGTGGAGATTGAAGAACTCTCCAGCAAGTTCAGTGTGGTGCCATCCGTAGCGCAGACGCTGGAAGACCAGATCCAGCAGTCCACCGCGTTTCTGACCCTGATTAACGTGATGGGCGTGGCGGAGCAGTCCGGCCAGCTGCTGGGGCTCGGCATCGGCAGCACCATTGCAGGCACCACCGATACCACCACCAAAGAGCGTGAGCCGACCGACCCCACGCTGATGGCGGGCGTGGAATACAAATGCGAACAGACCAACTTCGACACCGTGCTGACCTACGCGAAGCTGGACCTGTGGGCCAAGTTTCAGGACTTCCAGGTGCGTATCCGGGACGCCATCGTGAAGCGCCAGGCGCTGGACCGCATCATGATCGGCTTTAACGGCGTGAGGCGCGCCAAAACCTCTGACCGTGCCGCAAACCCGCTGCTGCAGGACGTAAACAAGGGCTGGCTGCAGAAAATCCGTGAGGATGCGCCGGATAACGTCATGGGCAGCAGCACCCAGGACGGCGTGACCACGGCGGACCCGGTGAAAGTGGGCAGGGGCGGCACCTACGCCAACCTGGACGCCCTGGTGATGGATGCGGTGAACGAACTGATTGACCCAATTTTCCAGGACGATGACGGACTGGTGGTGGTCTGCGGGCGTGAGCTGCTGTCCGATAAGTATTTCCCGCTGGTTAACAGCGACCAGGCCAACACAGAGAAGCTGGCCGCCGACCTGATTATCAGCCAGAAACGCATGGGAGGGCTGCAGGCCGTGCGCGCGCCGTTCTTCCCGGCGAATGCCGTGCTGATTACCCGCCTCGATAACCTGTCAATCTACTGGCAGGAGGAGACCCGCCGCCGCTCGGTTATCGATAATCCGAAGCGCGATCGCATCGAAAACTTTGAATCGGTTAACGAAGCGTACGTGGTGGAGGACTACCGCTGCGCGGCGCTGGTTGAAAACATCACCACCGGCGACTTCAGCGCGCCCGCTGATACCGGAGCGTAACGCATGAGCCTGAGTCCCGCACGGCAGCACCGCCTGCGCATTCAGGCCGAACAGGCCGCCCGTCAGGGCGGCAGCGTTCGCCATGCAAAAGGCTATGACCTGATGCTGATGCAGCTGGGTGAGGACCGCCGCCGCCTCAAGGGCGTCCAGTCCACGGTCAAGAAAGCCGAAATCAAGCAGGAAGTGCTGCCCAAATACGCCCACTGGGTGGACGGCGTGCTGGCCGCCAACGGCGCGCAGCAGGATGACGTGCTGATGTACGTGATGCTCTGGCGCATCGATGCCCGGGACTGTGCCGGGGCGCTGCTGATTGGCCGCCACGCGCTGAAGCACGGCTGGGTGATGCCGCAGGGCTTTAACCGCAACGTGCAGACGCTGCTGGCAGAGGAAATGGCCGACGCGGCAAAGGCGGCGCTGCTGGCTGACACTCCGTTTGATGCCGGGCTGCTGCTGCAGACGCTGGACGCCGTGGGCACGCTGGATATGCCGGACCAGTCCCGCGCCCGCCTGCACAAGTCGCTGGGCTGGCTGCTGCGTGAACGCGATCCCGGCTCTGCCCTTAACCACTTAAAAACCGCCCTGCAGCTGGACGAGCGCTGCGGAGTGAAAAAAGACATTGAACAGCTGGAGCGCCGACTGCGCAACGCCAGCTGATAACCGGACGTGCCCACGCGCGGGGCGGCACGGGGTGGCGACAGGCATGGCCTTATCAAAACCCCGTTCACCGCCCAACTAATTCAGGAGAACCACGGCAATGAACTTTGTAGCGCCGGAGCAGGCACCGGACACGCCGGAAATTATCGAAAACACGCCGTTCTGGCCGGATCTTAACCTGGCAGATTTTCGCAGCGCCATGCGAACGGACGGCACCGTGACCGCGCCCCGTCTGCGTCAGGTGGTGCTGACCGCCATTTCTGAAGTGAACGCGGAGCTGTACGACTACCGCACCCGCCAGCAGCAGCTGGGCTATGTGTCGCTGGCAGCGGTTCCGGCAGAAAAGCTGGCCGGGCAGAGCCAGCGCGTTCATCACTACCGCAACGCGGTGTGGTGCTGGACGCGGGCGGTGCTGAACGAGCGTTATCAGGACTATGACGCCACGGCGGCAGGTGTAAAGCGCGGGGAGGCGCTGGAAGATGCCTCGGGCGATTTGTGGCGGGATGCGCGCTGGGCCATCAGCCGCGTGCAGGACCGGCCGCACAGCATCGTGGAGCTTATCTGATGAAAGTGCGTGCGCAGCAGTATGACACGGTAGATGCGCTTTGCTGGCGTCACTACGGGCGCACGCAAGGGCTGACGGAGCAGGTGCTGCAGGCGAATCCGGGGCTGGCTTCACACGGCCCCTTTTTACCCCACGGGCTGGAGGTGGAGCTGCCGGACGTTACGCCTGCAGCCACTGCGCAGACCGTACAGCTTTGGGACTGAAACCATGACAACAGAACGGATCAGCGCGTTTATCACCTGGTGCATCGCGTTGGCGATGGCCTGGCTGGGTGAGATGTCGCTGAAAGATATTTCCACGATTGTGGGGCTGGGACTGGGCGTGCTGATGACGCTTATCAGCTGGTACTACAAGCGCAAAACCTATCAGCTGCTGGTAAGCGGACGCATCAGCCGGGGTGACTATGAATCTGCAAACCGTTAAGCGCTGTACGGTGGGCGTGGTGCTGGCGATTGCCGCCACGCTGCCGGGCTTTCCGCAGCTGCACACCTCGGTGGAGGGGCTGAAGCTGATTGCCGATTTTGAGGGCTGCAGGCTGCAGCCGTACCAGTGTAGCGCCGGAAAATGGACGGACGGGATCGGCAACACCCACGGCGTGGTGCCGGGCAAAACCATCACGGAGCGGCAGGCGGCGGAAAGCCTGATTACCAACGTACTGCGCACGGAGGCAGCGCTGGGCCGGTGCATCGTCACGCGGCTGCCGCAGCACGTCTATGACGCGGTGGTGTCGTTTGCGTTCAACGTGGGCACCGGCAACGCCTGCGGCTCCACGCTGGTGAAGCTGCTGAACCAGCGCCGCTGGGCGGATGCCTGCCGTCAGCTGCCGCGCTGGGTTTACGTGAACGGTGTGTTTAATCAGGGGCTGGATAACCGCCGTGGGCGGGAAATGGCCTGGTGCCTGAAGGAGGCTGCATGATGCGCACACTGGTGGCCGTACTGCTGATGGCGGTCGCGGCGATGTGCTTTCAGACGTGGCGGCTGGATAGGGCTGAGCAGCAAAGCCGCAGCCAGAAAAATGCGCTGACTGCGCTGGAAGCGAAGCTGAACCAGAAAAACAGCCAGCTGCTGGCCCTGAATATCCTGACGCAGACCAACAGCCGGGAACAGACCCGGCTTTATGCGGCTGCAGAAGAAACCCGTGCGCTGCTGCAGACGCGCCAGCGCCATATCGAGGACCTGACCCGTGAAAATGAAGCGTATCGCCGCTGGGATAATACCGCTTTGCCTGCTGTTGCTGTCCGGCTGCGCCAGCGACCGAGCATCACCGGAAGTCAGTCTTACCGTGACTGGCTGTCCCAGAATAACGCGATGCCACCTGCCGGAAGCCGCCCCGCGCAGTAACGGCGATCTGATGCGCCTGCTGGATGAGACGGAAGCCGCCTGGGCGAACTGCGCGGACAAGGTGGACACCATAGTGAACTGTCAGGAAAAAGACGATGAACAAACCGCAGTCCTTACGCCACGCCCTGAATAAGTCGGTGCCCTACGTGCGGGAGAACCCGGACCGGCTGCACCTGTTTGTGGATAACGGTTCGCTGGTCGCCACCGCTGCCGAGTCGATTTCATGGGAGTACCGCTATACCCTGAACGTGGTGGTAACGGATTTCACCGGTGACCAGAACCTGTTGATGGCGCCCATTCTCTACTGGCTGCGGGACCAACAGCCTGATGCGCTGCAGAATCCTGACGAGCGGGAAAAGCTGTTTACCTTTGAGGTGGATATTCTGGGCAACGGGGCGTGCGATCTGAGCCTGAACCTGAAGCTGACGGAGCGGGTTCTGGCGCGGGAAGTTGACGGACAGATGCAGGTTGAAGCCGTGCCGGAGCCGGACGAGCCGGAAGAATACTGGACGGGCCGCTGATGGATGAACTGCAGAAAGTGGATGCCTGGCTGGCCGCGCTGCTGGCAAATCTGGAACCGGCAGCACGTACCCGGATGCTGCGCGAAGTGGCGCGGGACGTCCGGCGCATTCAGCAGCAAAATATCACCGCGCAGCGTGCGCCGGATGGAACGGCATGGGAGCCGCGCCGGATGACCGCCAGGACAAAACAGGGGCGGGTTAAGCGCAAGATGTTCACGAAGCTGAAAACGGCGAAGTACCTGAAGGCGAAAGCGAATGCCAGCCAGGCAGAAGTCAGCTTTACCGGGCAGGCGCAGCGTATTGCCCGTGTGCATCACTACGGGTTGCGCGATCGGGTGAGCCGGGGCGGACCTGAAGTGAAATACGCAGCGCGCCCCCTGCTGGGAGTAAGCAGCGAGGTGGAAACCACGGTGCAGGAGGTGCTGCTGCGCTGGCTTGCCGGATAAATTTAGTGGCTCAGGATTGAACCACTTTTTTAATGTTTCTGGTCGCTCCTAAACTTAACGTCTTTTATGAGCGATAAGCGGACGTTGACGTTATCGTCGCTAACCAAATTGCAGTTGCGGAGTAGCAGAAAGAGCTCATATAATATATACCTTATATTTTTTGAGGTTGGAAGAATGTCATATATAAAAAAAGTGTTTTTTTCAGAGCATGTGATATTTAATACATCCGAGGCTATTTTAAAAGCCAAAAGAAAAACTAGTGAAAGTAATTATATTACTTTGATTATTGGCGAGAATGGTACAGGCAAAAGTGAATTCCTGAAGGAAATCGTTGAATACTTCAGAATAAGAAAAAACTCTGACGGCAGGTATGAAAATAAACACATAAAAATTGAAACAGCTACCCCCAAAGATCTTGGATGGCCAAAAAAAATTATAGCATCATCTTTTAGTCTCAATGATAAATTCCCCTTTCTGAACAAAGTCGCTCAAAAAAACAATCAAGGGTTTTACAAGTACCTTGGTATCCGCACTGCAAGTAATAACGCTTTTACAGGAAAGATGCGAGATGAATTATTTCACTGCATGATGCGTATTTCTTCAGATAAATCGAGACTAAAGTTATTTATAAGTATTATAGAAGAATTTGACCTTCCATTGAATTATTCCTTTGACTTTTCTCAGCCTCGAGGTCTTGAAGAACTTTTTGATTATTCACAGAATAAAACCTCTACAGCTGGAAGTATTTTTATGGAGTCAATCATTGATGCTTTCAGAATATCAAATCGCTTTGCACCAACTACATTAGTAAAAATGCAGACTGATACAACCCTAAAAAAATCAGTATTGTCATCAATAAAAAGTACTTTTAAAAATGCTGAAAAAAATGTCAGTATAGATTTTGATTTAAATGCTATATTGAGTAATGGGCTTCCAAGGAATTCATTATCTATTGATAATTTGCTCCGTTCGAGACTTATTACACTAACTGACTTTTCTCCCGGCGGTCATATAAAGTTTCAACATTTGAGTTCGGGGCAGTTTCATATACTAAAAAGTATTATAACTTTGATGGCTGAAATTGAAGATAATTCACTAATACTAATTGATGAGCCTGAAATCAGCCTCCATCCGAGTTGGCAGATGAATTATATGTCTGTATTGAGCAGGATGCTTTCTCAATTCAAGAATTGCCATGTTATTGTTGCTACACATTCTCACTTGATTGTGACAACACTCCCTATTAAAAATGCTGAAGTTGTTGTTGCTAAAAAAGATAAGAATAATAATAAAATATTTTTTGAAGTTCTCGAAGGCTCTCCATCTGGATGGTCAGCTGACATGATTCTTTATAGCGTATTTGGCGTTTTAAACAGGAATAATCAATCATTCGATTTTGATGTGAAACTAATTGCCTCGTTAATGAGTAATTGGAATTATACAAAAGATAACTTGAAGGAACTAAGTGACGCAGTTCATAGGTTAGCACAATATGAACTACCTAACGCTGATCCATTAAGCGTATTTATTAGTGAGTCAAAAAAATTTCTTAAGAAGGTGAAAAGTGAGGCTTTATAAGTTTTTAAAACCTTCGCAATCAGTGGCTTTAGTCGGTGATGAGATAGCTTTCGCTAATAAGTGTAATCTCTTAGGAGCGAAATCTTGGAAGTCAAATGCTAAAGAGCTTCATACTTTCATTAGAGGAGATGTAAAAAAAAGAACTGATTTAAAAGAAAAAATAAAAAAAGAACTAAAAATATATCAAGAAAATCATTGCTATTACTGCGGTATTTATTTTCCATTTTTACGAAATGATCTTACGAATGTTCACATAGATCATTTTTATCCTAAAGGTGCTGAGCATGGACATTATGGTAAATATGTCTTTGAGATGCGCAACCTTGTGTTATCTTGTTCTATATGTAATGGGTTAGGTGTAAAAGGAGAAAATGATTATGGCATACACGTAGATGAATTACTATCAAGAATTGGAACCACAATAATTCATCCATATTTTGATGATATTAATGAACATTTTCTTCTCAATGAAAAGACTGGTGTTCTTGAATTTATTAATATAGATAAATCTAAGGCAGTTAAAACCGCGCAGGTATTCGGATTAAATGAACCTGAACAAATAAGGGCAAGGCTTGGTGATATATTAGCGGAGGCTAACATGGCAAATACGGAGGAAAAACAATTAGTTTTGGATGTAATAAGCTCAGTGGGAATGTATGGGAGAGTAGCAGGAAAATAATTCAATAGGAGCGACGCTTTAACTGAGTTACTGAACAGTCCTATATATTAATACAGTACTATGTTAGCAACGTCCGCTCCTGGCACAAAGCGGACCTTAGTTCAGAGCAGATTATCAGCTCAATGAGTCAGTTCAGATAAACCTTTGTATCACATCTCACACAACGCCCACTGCTGCATATCAACTTTCGTTCATGGCAATCTCCTGGCATGAACGCACAAATCACAGAAATCATGCGCCTTATCACCAACCTGATCCGCACCGGCATTGTGTCGGAAGTGGACCGGGACAACTGGCTGTGCCGGGTGAAAGCGGGCGATCTTGAAACCAACTGGATTAACTGGCTGACCCTACGCGCCGGTAACACCCGCACATGGTGGGCACCCACCGTGGGGGAACAGGTTGTCCTGCTGAGCCTCGGCGGCAATCTGGAAACCGCCTTTGCGCTGCCCGCCATTTATTCCGATACCTTCCCGCCGCCATCAGATTCCGAAGAGGGCAGCGTGACCGAATACCCGGACGGCGGCTGGTTTGAATATGACCCGGCCAGGCATCGCTGGCTGATTAAGGGCGTGCAGAACGTGGTGATAGAGGGTGCCGAAAATATGGAACTGAACACGAAGCGCTTTGCGCTTAACGCTGAGCAGGCAGAAATCAACGCGGACATGACCATTAATGGTGGCGTGACGCAGAGCGGCGGCGCCATGAGTTCTAACGGCGTCATTGTGGACGATCATGATCACGGCGGCGTTGAACGTGGCAGCAGCAGAACGGACGGGCCGAAATGACAATGTATCTCGGCATGAACCAGCAGACCGGCAGAGCGCTGACGGACACTGACCATATCCGCCAGTCGGTCCGCGACATTCTGGTGACCCCGCAGGGCAGCCGTATTGCCCGGCGTGAATATGGCTCGATGCTGTTTGCCCTGATGGACCAGCCGCAGAACGATGCGTTGTACCTGCAGCTGATGGCCGCCATCTACGCCGCGCTGAGCCGCTGGGAACCGCGTATCAGGCTCAGTGCCCTGCAGGTCAGCCGCAACTATGACGGCTCCCTGCAGGTGGAATTAACCGGGCAGCGTGCTGACGGTTCGCCGCTGGCCATGAACGTCTCAACGGGAGGAAACAGTGGCGGTAATTGACCTTTCACAATTGCCCGCGCCGGAAGTGGTGGAGGTGCCGGACTTTGAGGCGCTGCTGGCGGAACGCAAGGCGGCGTTTATCGCGCTGTACCCGGCCGATGAGCAGGAGGCGGTGCGCCGCACGCTGGCGCTGGAGTCTGAACCGGTGGTTAAGCTGCTGCAGGAAAATACCTACCGGGAAATTCTGCTGCTCCAGCGCATCAACGAAGCCGCGCAGGCGGTGATGGTAGCCTACGCGCTCGGCAGCGATCTGGACCAGCTTGCGGCGAATTACAACCTGAAGCGCCTGACCATTACCCCGGCGGACCCGGAGGCTATCCCGCCGGTTGACGCGGAGATGGAAACGGACGATGACCTGCGCCTGCGCGTGCCGGATGCCTTTGAGGGGCTGAGCGTGGCCGGACCGAAAGCGGCCTATGAATTTTACGCCAGGAGTGCGGACGGGCGTGTGGCGGACGTATCGGCAACCAGCCCGGCCCCGGCGGAGGTATTAATTACCGTACTGAGCCGGGAAGGGGACGGCACGGCACCGGCTGACCTGCTGACTGTCGTGGACAGCGCGCTGGATGACGAAAGCGTGCGCCCGGTGGCGGACCGCGTGACGGTGCAGGGCGCTGAGATATTCCCCTACAGCGTGGAAGCCAGGCTGCATCTTTATGACGGTGTGGTGGCCGGTCCCTGTCTGGATGCTGCTAACGTGGCGCTGGCCGCCTACCTGAAAGAGCAGGCGAAGCTGGGGCGCAGCGTGCGCCAGGACTCTTACGGGGCAGTGCTGCGTGTGGCTGGCGTGGACTGGGTGGAAATGGTCGAACCGGCCCGCGACATCATCATGGACCGCACGCAGGCAGGTTACTGCACCGGCACGCTGATAACGGTGGCGGGTGACGCTGCAGGGGGAGCGGTATGAGTCTGAACAACAGCCTGCTGCCGCCGGGTTCATCTGCCACTGAGCGCAGGCTGGCCGCTGCCTGCAGCGATCTGTCCGGGCTGAAGGTGCCGCTGCGTGAACTGTGGAACCCGGCAACCTGCCCGGTAAAGTTTTTGCCGTACCTCGCCTGGGCATTTTCGGTAGACCGCTGGGATGAGAGCTGGGCGGAGAGCGTCAAGCGCAAGGTAGTACAGGATGCGTTTTACATCCATCAGCATAAGGGAACCATCAGCGCGGTGCGCCGTGTGGTGGAGCCGTTCGGTTTTCTTATCCGCGTTATTGAATGGTGGCAGAACGGCGAGGCACCCGGCACCTTCCGGCTGGATATTGGCGTGCAGGAGCAGGGCATTACGGAGGAAACCTATCAGGAGCTGGAGCGCCTGATAAGCGATGCCCGCCCGTGCAGCCGTCACCTGCTGGGCATGTCTATCAACCTGCAGGTGAGCGGCGAAACCGTTATGGCTGCAGGCAGTTATGACGGTGACGATCTCACCGTTTACCCGTACACACCTGAACTGATTACCGTCAGCGGACCGCTTTATGGCGGCGCGGCGATCCATGTTATTGACCTGATGGAAGTGGGAGCATGACACAAAAATATTATGCGATCGTAACCAACCTCGGCGCTGCCAAAATTGCCAACGCCGCCGCGCTGGGCACAAAGTTGAATATCACGCAGATGGCCGTGGGAGACGGCAGCGGCTCACTGCCCACGCCGGACGCCAGCCAGACACGCCTGGTTAACGAAGTGCGCCGCGCTGCGATTAATACCCTGAGCGTGGACGCGGCCAACGCCAGCCAGATTATTGCTGAGCAGGTTATCCCGGAAACGGAGGGGGGCTTCTGGATCAGGGAAATGGGCCTGTTTGATGCAGACGGCACGCTGATTGCGGTCTGCAACACGCCGGAGACCTACAAACCCGCGCTGCAGGAGGGCAGCGGCCGCACGCAGACCGTGCGCATGATCCTGATTGTAAACAGCACCGATGCCATCACGCTGAAGATTGACCCGTCTGTGGTACTGGCAACGCGGAAGTATGTGGATGACAAAGCGATCGAGGTGCGGGCCTACGCTGACAGCCTGATGGCGAAACATCTTGCTGCCGCCGATCCGCATTCGCAGTATGCGCCAAAGGTCAGCCCGACCTTTACCGGTACGCCAAAAGCCCCGACTGCAGCGGCAGGCAATAACTCCATGCAGCTGGCGAACACGGCATTTGTGCAGGCGGCGCTGGCCGCACTGGCAGGCAGCGCACCGGCCACGCTGGACACGCTGAAAGAGCTGGCCGACGCGCTGGGCAACGACCCGAACTTCTCCGCCACGGTGCTGAACAAGCTGGCCGGGAAAATGGATATTGCGAAGAACGGCAGCGATATTGCCGACGTGGCGGCGTTTCTTAAAAACCTTGGTTTAGGCGAAGCAGCCAAACTGCCCGCCTCGACAGCATCGTTATCTGCTGCAGGATGGTTAAACGTGCCAGTTAGTAATGGAAAAGGAATTATTGTTCAGTGGGGGCGTTTTTTATCCATGACGTCAGCAACGGAAATGGTTTTCAATCTGCCAGTTGCATTTCCTAATGGTATTTTTGCCGCCGTCGCATCACATGATGCAGCCTCTCAATATACGAGGCCGACAGTATACGCAGTATCTTTATCAGGGCTTTCTAAAATAACAGCTTCAGCAACAGTATTGAACGCTCAAACAGAGGGGGGAAGTGTTACGCGGGGTTCTAACGGAAGCGCATGCTATGGTTTTTACATAGTAATCGGGTACTGAATTTTATGTTCTTTAGTACATGGCACAATAGTAACTTATCACCCGCCGTATAAAAGCAAATTAAAATGGCCGCACATTTTAATGGAGGATTATTGATGAATTACTGGTTTAGCCCTAAGAACAATGCTTTTTACCCTGAAGCGCTTAAAGATGCATACAAAAGCGCAGGTACGCTCCCGGATGATTTAAAAGATGTGAGTGATGAAGTTTTTATAGAATTTTCCGGGATGTCGCCCGCTGGAAAAATACGGGGTGCTGATGATAGCGGTTGTCCATGCTGGGTTGCTATGCCTGTGCCTGAAGTGTCTGAAGATGAAATAAAAGCGCGGGCAAGAAAGCTACGCGATGATTTTATACTGGCGACAGACCGGATGTTAGTTGTTGACTACACAATCAACGATATACCCTTGACTGCTGAACAGCGTGAAGAATTGTTAAAGATGCGTGCCAGCTTCAAAAGCTGGCCTAATGATGAGGGCTGGCCGCGAATAAAATTGCCTGAGATCCCTTCATGGATTTTGATTGAGGCAGTTGATAATGGCTATGTGGTTCCTGTATGGCCGAATTAAAAAAAAGCCCGAAAGGGCTTTTTTATTTATTAATACTAATTAGTATCCTACAGCAAACCAGTGAACCGCCCGCGTAAATAACTCATTATTTCCATTTGTGACCTTTCCGACAATAATCGTGGCCTGGGAGTTACTTACAGGCGTAACATTTGCCATTGATAAATAACTGATACCAGCCTCAAGCGTCGTGTTTGGTATGGCAAAAAAACATTTAACATTATTTGGAAATACGACAGGATAATTAACTTTATAAGTTGAACTTCCGGACGCGTACCCCCATTGAAAAATAAACTCCCTCTCAATTCCAGATATATTGACAGGAATTATTAGCCATCCATTTCCACCTGTCATGCTTGCCTCTGCAGCGCTCATCTTTGCCGCTTCGCCTAAACCAACCAAAAACCGAAAGAAAACTCTGGCCCTGAAAAGCGCCAGGCTGGCACACTCCACGCCATTTATGCGAGGTTTACCGTGCTGATTGGCTACATCAGGGTGTCAACAAATGACCAGAACACTGATTTGCAGCGTAACGCGCTGCAGAGCGCAAATTGTGAACTGATTTTTGAGGACAGAATAAGCGGGAAAAAGTCGGACAGGCCGGAACTTAAAAAGGCGCTGCGCTGCCTGCAGGAGGGCGACACACTGGTAGTGTGGAAACTGGATCGGCTTGGCCGGAGTATGCGCCATCTCGTCATGCTGACTGAGGAACTGCGCGAAAAAGGAATAAACTTCCGCAGCCTGACCGACAGTATTGATACCAGCACACCGATGGGCCGTTTTTTCTTTCATGTGATGGGCGCTCTGGCGGAAATGGAGCGCGAGCTGATTGTGGAGCGTACCCGTGCCGGTCTGGCGGCGGCGCGTGAAAAAGGCCGCATCGGCGGGCGCCGCAGGATAATGACAGAAGAAGTAACCGAAAGAGCCAGGCGGATGTTACGTAACGGTGCGACCCTGCAGCAGGTGGCGCTGGTTCTGGATGTTTCGGTTAAGACGCTGTATCGCTATATCCCGGCAGCTGAGCAAAAGGAACTGAAAAAAAGCCAGTCGTCCATTGTGTCAGACCTCAAACAACAGCAAGGGCGTGAATCAACCGGAGCCACGTAACACCATAGCAAAACCCCTTAACCGGAGATTTGCTACATGGCAGACGATTACCATCACGGCGTGCGCGTTACGGAAGTTAACGAAGGCACCCGCACCATTTCAACGGTAAGCACCGCGATTGTGGGCATGGTCTGTACCGCAGACGATGCCGACGCGGCAACTTTCCCGCTGAATACCCCCGTTTTACTCACAGACGTGCTGACCGCCAGCGGCAAAGCTGGAGAGTCCGGCACGCTGGCCCGTTCGCTCGATGCGATCGGCGACCAGGCCAAACCCGTGACCGTGGTCGTGCGCGTGGCGCAGGGCGAAACCGAAGCGGAAACCACGTCCAACATCATCGGCGGCGTGACTGCAGACGGCAAACGCACCGGCATGAAAGCGCTGCTGACCGCACAGGCCAAATGCGGCGTTAAACCGCGCATCCTCGGCGTGCCCGGACACGACACGCAGGCGGTGGCAACGGAACTGTTATCCGTGGCGCAGAGCCTGCGCGGCTTTGCCTATCTCTCTGCCTACGGTTGTAAGACCGTGGAAGAGGCGATCGCGTACCGCGCCAACTTCAGCCAGCGCGAAGGGATGCTTATCTGGCCGGATTTCATCAACTTTGACACCGTGCTGAACGCGGACGCCACGGCTTATGCCACCGCCCGTGCGCTCGGCCTGCGCGCCAAAATTGACCAGCAGACCGGCTGGCATAAAACGCTTTCCAACGTGGGCGTGAACGGCGTCACCGGCATTTCTGCAGACGTCTTCTGGGACCTGCAGGATCCGGCAACCGATGCGGGCCTGCTGAACAAAAACGATGTCACCACGCTTATCCGTCAGGACGGCTTCCGCTTCTGGGGGTCCCGCTGCCTGAGTGACGATCCGCTGTTTACCTTTGAGAACTACACCCGCACGGCGCAGGTGTTGATGGACACCATCGCAGAGGCGCAGATGTGGTCGGTGGACGGCACGCTGAACCCGTCGCTGGCCCGCGACATTATCGAAAGCATTCGCGCCAAACTGCGCAGCCTGGTCAGCCGGGGTTATCTCATCGGCGCGGACTGCTGGCTGGATGAGAGCGCAAACGACAAGGACTCGCTGAAGGCGGGCAAACTCACCATTGATTATGACTACACGCCGGTGCCGCCACTGGAAAACCTGATGCTGCGCCAGCGCATTTCAGACAAATACTTGGTGGATTTTGCCAGCCAGGTCAGCGCGTAAGGAGAAAAACAGATGGCATTACCCCGCAAGCTGAAGCACCTGAACCTGTTTAACGCCGGGAATAACTGGGTGGGGCTGGTTGAGTCCGTGACCCTGCCAAAGTTTACCCGCAAGTTTGAAAAGTATCGCGGCGGCGGAATGCCGGGCGCGGTGGATATTGATATGGGGCTGGATGACGGCGCGCTGGATACCGAGTTTTCTATCGGCGGCACGGAGCTGTTGCTTTTCAAGCAGATGGGGGCTGATAAGGCGGACGCCATTCAGCTACGTTTCACCGGCTCCATTCAGACCGACAGCACCGGCGAAGTACAGGCCGTGGAGCTGGTCACGCACGGACGTTACAAAGAGCTGGATTCCGGCGAGTGGAAAACCGGCGAGAGCAACAGCACCAAAGTGAGCTGCACCAACAGCTACGCGAAGCTGACCATTAACGGCGAGGTGGTTTACGAGGTTGACCTGGTGAACATGGTTGAAATCGTGGGCGGCACGGACCTGATGGAAAAACACAAAAGCGCCCTTGGCCTCTGATAACCCCGGCAGGGGAAGCCCTGCCGCTGCATAACTTATTTTTCAGGACATAAAACGATGACAGAGATTAAACACGACGCTGCACCGCAGCCGCAGCAGAAAACCCTCACGCTGGACACGCCGGTAACACGCGGCAAAGAGCAGATCACCGCCGTGACCCTGCGCAAACCGCAGTCCGGCGCGCTGCGCGGGACTCGCCTGCAGGCGCTGATGGATATGGACGTGAACGCCATGATGACGGTTATTCCGCGCATCAGCCAGCCCGCGCTGCAGCCGCATGAGATTGCCGAAATGGATCCCGCCGACCTGCTGGCGCTGTCAGTGGAGGTGGTTACTTTTTTGTTGCCGAAGTCGGCGCTATCGGATTTCCCGACAGCCTGACGGTGGATGACCTGGTGGCGGACATCGCCACCATTTTTCACTGGCCGCCGTCCGTCACTGACGTGATGCCGCTTACCGAGGTGCTGGAGTGGCGGCATAAAGCGATATTGCGAAGCGGAGCCGGTGACAATGAGTGATACAAACCTGCGGCTGCAGGTGGTGTTAAACGCGGTGGATAAAATCACCCGTCCTTTCCGTAAAGCGCAGGCTGGCTCGAAAGAGCTGGCCGACGCGCTGAAAGCCAGTAAAGCCTCCCTGAAATCCCTGAATGAGCAGGCCGGAAAAATCGACGGGTTCCGCAAAACCCGCACCGAGCTTGCCATTACTGAAAAGAACCTGGCCGCCGCCCGGCAGGAAGCCGCCGCGCTGTCACAGCAGTACGCCGCAAACACCCGCGAAATGGCGCAGCAGGTCAGACAGTTTGAGCAGGCAAAGAACCGTGTCAGTGAGCTGCAGCAGAAATATAACGGTCTGCGCCTGTCCGTGCAGCGCCAGCGCGAAGCCCTGAACGCCGCCGGGGTAGATACAAAACAGCTGAGCGCCGCGCAGCGTCGCCTGAAAACCGATGCGGAAGCCGCCAGCGGGTCCATTGAGCGTCAGCTGGCCGCGCTGAAAAAACTGGGGGAGCGCCAGAAAAAACTGAACGCCATCCGGGCGCAGCGGGACAGGGGAATGGCCGCCCGTGACCGGCTGGCCGCAGGCGGTGCCACGATGGCCGCCACGGGCGTAGCGATGGGCGCGCCGGTGCTGGCCGCCGTGAAAGGCTATGCGGACATGGAAGATGCAATGAAGGGCGTGGCAAAGCAGGTCAGCGGCCTGCGTGACAACAACGGCAACCGCACCGCGCAGTTTTATGACATGCAGAAGGCCATCAAGGCGGCCAGCGAGCAGCTGCCGATGGAAAACGGGGCCGTGGATTATGCCGCGCTGGTTGAGGGCGGCGCACGCATGGGCGTGGCAAACCCGGCGGACTCCTATAAAGACCAGAAGCGCGATCTGCTGGCGTTCGCCTCCACGGCGGCCAAAGCCTCCACCGCCTTCGAGCTGCCTGCGGACGAGCTGGCGGAGGGTCTCGGAAAAATAGCCGGGCTATATAAAATCCCCACGCGCAACATCGAGCAGCTGGGCGACGCGCTGAACTACCTGGACGATAACGCCATGTCCAAAGGCGCGGACATTATCGACGTTCTGCAGCGCATGGGCGGCGTGGCGGACCGGCTGGACTACCGCAAGGCCGCCGCGCTTGGCTCCACGTTCCTGTCGCTGGGTGCCGCGCCGGA